GATGCGTTAGGTGCGTTTTTAAAATCAAAAGGCCTTGACGGTGGCGGCGGCACTCATCCGGTTACCATGCCCGATTTTGTCCTGTCTTACGAAGACAAGGATATAACGGCAGATGTCGCGCCTTATCTGATTTCGTTCAGTTATACCGATTACCTTGAGGGGCAGTCGGACGAATTGCAGGTTGAGTTTGAGGATGCGGACGGACGCTGGCTGCGTAATTGGTATCCCGAACAGGGCGATGCTTTGTCTTTGAGCCTGGGCGACCAATTTACCGGGCTGTTGTCTTTTGGCAAATTTGAGATTGCCGAGATTGAGTACAACCATCCGCCGTCGACTGTCAGCCTGAAGGCCTTATCGACCGGGATTACCAAGTCCAGCCGCACTTTGCGCGGTAAGGCGTATGAAAATACGACTTTGGCCGCCATTGTCCGTCAGGTGGCAGGCCGTTTGAAGCTGGAGGTAACGGGTACGGTCAAAAATATCCCCATCAAACGGGTTACGCAGTACCAAGAGCGTGATATTGAGTTTTTGGCACGTTTGGCGCAGGAGTACGGCCACAGCTTTAAAATCGTCAGCAACAAACTGGTATTTGCCGATAATGCCGAGCTAAAACAGCGTCCTGCCGTTGCCGTATTGCTGCCCGAGGACATCATCCGTATCCGCCTGCGCGATTTGATTAAAGGGGTTCCGTCTAAAGTAGATGTCAAAGGCTACGACCCGAAATCCAAACAGACCGTGTCGGCGAGCCGCAGCAGCAAATCAAGACGCGGCAAAGCCAAACACGGCAGCACGGGCGATACATTGCGTATCGTGCCGAATAAGGGGGAGAGCGCTGCGCAATTAAACGCCAGGGCAGATGCCAAATTGGCAGATGCGCAGGACGACCAATGTGCGGGTAACGTTACACTAGTTGGCAATGCGCTGTTGGTGGCAGGTCAAATGGTACAGCTTAAAGGATTCGGCAAGTTTTCGGGTAAATATCTGGTCAAGCAATCAAGACATGATTTCACGCGCCACGGCGGATGGACGACCGAATTGGAGATAAAAATGACGGAGTATGTCGCAGACGAGGAGAAAAACAATGAAAACCCATGATTTTACAGCAACGATGCAATTTGGCATTGTATCGGCGATTGATGCGGCGGCGCACAGTTTGCGAGTAAAAATTCCCGTACTCGACGACATGGTAACCGACTGGCTGCCTATGGCGACACCGGCGGCGGGCGGCAACCGTTTTTACAGCCTCCCCGATGTGGGCGAACTGGTTGTCTGCCTGCTGGATGCGCGGGGTGAGACCGGTTGCGTTATCGGCGCGATTTACAATGCCTCAGATAAACCGCCGGTATCCGACCAAAACAAATGGGTCAAACGGTTTACCAACGGCACGGTCATCTCGCACGACCGCAGTAGCGGCGAAGTAGTCGTTGAGACGCCGGGTAAAGTCCGAATCAAAGCGGCGAAAAAAGTAGACATCCAATCGCCGGAGACCGAAATCACGGGCAATGCGACAGTAAAAGGGATGTTGACTTATACCGCAGGTTTGACGGCCAGTAATGACGGCGGCGGCGACGCGGCAAATATCAAAGGTACAGTCAACATCACCGGCGACCTCATCGTCAACGGCATCAACATCGGCAAGCACATCCATGACGGCGATTCAGGCGGCCAAACCGGCGAGCCGAAAAATCATTAAACCGCATTAAAAGGCGTTTCAGACGGCCTTCTCTACAATCCCTGTATCTATAAGCGATACAGGGATTTTTTGATGTTTTACGCCGCGCCTATCTCTAAACACTGGCAGCTCGCACCTGAAGGTTCGGGCGTGGTTCAGGGTGCGGACGACATCGACCAATGTATCCGCAATATCCTGTCCACCCGCAAAGGCGCGGACGTTACCCGTCCTGATTTCGGTTCCGACCATTACAAATGGCTGGACACCCCCGAAGATGTGTTTGTCCCCAATATCGTGCGTTCGACCATGTTGGCAATACAGACGTGGGAGAAGCGGGTGGTGGTCGAAGACATTATTTTCGGCGGCGCTGCGCCGCATCTGACGATGACGGTTTACTGGCGCGTCTCAGATGAGGTGGCGGGCGAGATTTATACGACAGACATTATCTTGGAGCAGGCAGTATGGATTTGAGCAAACTTAAGCGGGAAGAGGTTAAGGTGGTTCCAGACGATCTCGCTGAAGTGCTGGCACAAACCATTGCCGACTATGAGAACCGCAGCGGTAAAACCCTGCAACCCGCCCACATCGAGCGTCTGCTCATCAACACCTATGCCTATCGTGAGACTTTGGTGCGCAAAGCGGTCAATGAGGCCTACCGCCAGCAGCACCCGCGTTTTGCAACGGGGCTGATGCTGGATTTGTGCGGCGATGACGTCAACACCCCGCGGCTTGAGGCCTCCGCCGCCCGATGCACCATCCGTTTTACGTTGGCTGCCGCCAAAGCGGAGCCTGTTTTGATTGCACAAGGCACTCAAGTGGCCGCCGGGGCGACCGTGTTTCGGACGGTTGCATCCGGCACGCTCTCGCCGTCAATCCGTACTTTAGATTTGGAGGCTGTCTGCATCCAAACCGGCGTGTCCGGTAATGGTTTTGCCGCTGGGCAGGTTAATACGCTTGTCAATCCGATTGACGGCGTTACAGCCGTCAACACTACTGTGCCGACAGGCGGCGCGGCGGAAGAGTCTGATGAGGCATACCGACAGCGCATCCTGCTTGCACCGGAAAGCTTCAGTGTTGCAGGCCCTGTCGGGGCTTATGAGTATTTTGCCCGCCGTGTCAGCCCTGCTATTTGTGACGTACATGTGGGCAATTTAACGGGGTCGGACGGCCTGCCGATAGGGGGCCAAGTAAGGGTAACGCTATTGACCAAAAACGGGTTGCCGTCTTCGGAGTTGGTGAGCGAGGTGCAAAGGTTTTTGTCCGGAGAACGCGTCCGTCCGCTTTGCGACACGGTAACCGTAACTGCTCCGGCAGCAATCGACTATACGCTGGACGCAGAGCTGGTTTTGTATACCGGGGTTAATGCTGCCGAGGTTTTGGCGGCAGCAAAACAAGCATGGGCGGAGTATGAAGTAACGCGAAGCGAAAAATTGGGCATGGATATTGTGCCTTTAGACATCCAAACAGTTTTAAAAGTCGCTGGCGTTTATAACGTAGTCCTTAAAAAACCGACCCTAACCGTCGTCACGCCCGACCAATGGGCAAGATGTACGTCCGTCAATATCCGGGCATCGTCCGAAACGGCAGAGGGGTAGCAACAATGGCAACACTGAGTTATGCCTCCGTTATCGAGCGCGATCAACGTTATCGGATGCTGGCCGATTTAGGCTTGAGGATGAGCGACATTGACGCGGTCAAGCTGATGCCGCGTTTGACTGAGCTGGTCGCGCCCGAACATTTGGAACTGTTGGCGGAGAGTCGAAGCATATTGGGCGAGGACGGCTATTGGCTTGCCGAGAGCGATGAAACCCGCCGCAAACTCATCAAGGGTGCCTACCAGCTCCACAGGTACAAAGGCACACCCTGGGCAATACGCGAGATTGTGCGCCGTCTCGGGTTCGGCGAGGTCGAGATCGTCGAGGGCTTAAGCAATAAGCTGCACAACGGCGAAATCCACCGTGACGGTAGTTATACACACGGTCATACAGACCGTTGGGCGCATTACCGCATCATTATGACCAATACCATTACCAACGATCAGGCAGCCTTGCTGAGGCGCACATTGCGGGCGTTTGCACCTGCCCGATGTGTTTTGGCGGCATTGGATTACCAACACGTCTCCTTGAGGCACAACGGACAAGCATTAAGGGACGGCACGTTTAATCGAGGGACAGCATAGATGGCAAATTTAAGCGAGATGAGCCGCTGGGAGGCGGGCATTTACCAATGGGAGACCTCCGACCCTGTGCAGGGCGGCCCTAACGGTATCGACAACCGCCCGACACGGGAGCTGGCAAACCGTACACGCTGGCTTTATGACGAGCTGGGCAGGGTAAAAGCCCGCATGGACGACCCCAATTTTTACAAAAGCATTACCGTATCCGACAGCAAAGCATTGTTTGACGCGAATAATTATCTGCACATCGGCGCTGATGCCGCTGGCGGCTACATCCGCAATAAAAAGACAAACAAGGGCATACGGCTTCAGAATGATGGCACGCTCCAGTACGACGGGTCAGACATTATTACCGCCCGCAAAGTAAGCCACAACCCCGATGACTACACGGTTGCAACCGTCCCGTCATCGTTTGCGCTCAATAAGGCGTTTGACAACTCAATCAAGCGCGGAGGCGCAATCGGGCTGGGCGGAGCGGCGCATCAGATTGCTATCGGCTGGGACACGCCCGGACTGGTCGCCAAAGTCGATAACCAAACCATGAACGTCGGCGTCCCGACAGGTGCAATCGCCTATTTTGCCCATACCGCCGTCCCCTTTGGCTGGCTAAAAGCAAACGGCGCGGCAGTGTCGCGCACCGTCTATGCCAACTTATTCGCCCTCATCGGCACCACTTATGGCGCAGGCGACGGACGAACTACCTTTAATCTCCCAGATTTGCGCGGTGAATTCATCAGGAGTTGGGATGACGGGCGAACTGTCGACAACGGACGTGTCATAGGCTCATGGCAGGCAGATGAATTCCGAAGTCACAGCCACGGCATCGGTGTCAAAAGCATGCCCGACACCGACAGGGGTAGCAATACGTCAACCGTATCGATTGACACTGTCGGCCAAACCGACCCGGCTGGCGGCATTGAAACCCGCCCTAGAAATATCGCCCTGCTGGCATGCATCAAGGCATAAGCCGCCTTAAACCGTTTAGAAAGGTAAAAAAAATGACCCAAAACATCCAATGGACAAAACCCGTTTGCCAACTTGATGCCGACCATCTCTACGTCGGCCAAACCACAGCCGATCTAGACATCATGGCACGCGACGGCAGCTATCTGATTCCCGCCGGTTGCATCGACACCGACCCGCCTCAAATCAGCGCAGACAAAGCCGCCCGCTGGAACGGCGAAGGCTGGGACGTCATCGAAGACCATCGCGGCAAAACTGCCTACCGAAAAACTGATGGTACAGCCGTTACCATCGACCAAATCGGCAGCCTTCCAGACGATCTGACCATGATTGCCCCGCCTTCAGAATATTGCGAATGGGACGGAAAAAAATGGACGGAAAATCAAATCAAAAAAACAAAAGCAGAAGAGACTAAACTCGCCACCGCAAAAGTCATCGCCCTATCCCGCCTCAATCAACGTGCCCAAGCCATCGTCAACGAACAAAGCGGCATGGATGACCTCCCTGCCTTTGAAGTGCAGAGCTGGCCAGTACAAGCATCTGAAGCACGCGCATGGCAGGCGGACAATTCCACTCAAACTCCTGTCCTTGACCAAATTGCCCAAGCAAGAGGCATCAGTCCTGACAAACTCAAAGCGGCTGCCCTCAAAAAAACCCTGGCCTATGAATCCCTTTGCGCCACCATCGCAGGCAAAAGGCAGGCAATCGAGAAACAAATCGAAGCCGCAAAAACCCTAGACGAATTAAACACTATCAATACCGAAATCAGCTTTTAAGGTCGTCTGATCATGAAACAAAGTATCAAAAACTATATGAGAAATATCGCCATCGCTGCCGACCAGCTCGCAAACGCCATGATTGCAGGCAGTCCGGACGAAACCGTCAGCAGCCGTGTCTACCGAGGTGCAGTGTTGGCTGTACATCCGAACCGCGCCGCCCGGATGGCGTATCGTACGATAAATACACTGTTTTTTTGGCAGGAAGACCATTGCCGCGCGGCCTACCTGCGCGAAAAGCAACGCGCGCATTTGCCGGATGGGTTGAAATGACTGCCCGCGTTGATTTTGCCGTCAAACAAGGTACCACCGTACCGCTGACCTTTGCCATACTTGACGGCAAGGGCAAGCCGCATCCATCGCTCAAACATCTGGACAGCGCGGTTCTGACCATCGTTCCGACAGCAGCAGAGGCGTTTACCTTGCCCCTCTCCATCAAGCCGGGCGGCATCGGTACGGTTTTGACGGCAGAGCAGACACGCGAATGGGGATGGCGGTGGGCGCGGTACAACGTGCGCGTTACCATTAAAGGCGTCGCCGCCGTGATTTACGAGGGCAATCTGACCCTTGAAACAGAGTTGGGAGCTTAGCAAATGGCAGAGATAAAAGGTGGAATTACCGTCAGCGGCGGCAGCGTTGATAGCATGCCAGTCATCCTTGATGGTCGGAAAAGTATTTACGAGGAAGCGATTGAAAAAGGCATCATAGATACGAATGCGACCTATGAACAATTTTTAGAAAGCTTATCCATCAAACCAAATGAGATTAAAAAAGCTGTCAAGGATTTGGTTGATGAAAACTTAGAAAAAAAAGTTAATCAGGCGGTTGCGGTTGCAGTTGCCATGTTGGATTTAAGCAAAATACCAACACAACCGGCACCGACACAGCCCGCACCGGCGCAACCTGCACCGGCGCAACCTGCACCAGCGCAACCTG